ATTGTTATACACAGGCGACCCTCAAAAGACAGAAAATCTTTATAGTTGGCAAATTACTTTTCAATCTTATGATCAATGTAAATTATTCTATGATGAATACCAAGCTGATATACTTAACGGACTATTAGATCATGGAACAAAAAAGTTTGGAAAAATAGAAGTAGATTATTTGGCCTGTGCAGAAGTAGAGTTAGATTTCAATAAGAAAGAACCTAAAGTACTAAGCCAAGTAGAAATGTACAAAAAAGGTGGATAATGACTTATATTCTAGTAGACACTGCTAATACATTTTTTCGTGCAAGACACGTTATAAGAGGCGATTTGACTACAAAAATCGGCATGGCTTTACATATTTCTCTTAACAGTGTTAAAAAAGCATGGAATGATTTTGACGGTAGTCACGTTGTATTTTGTTTAGAAGGTCGTAGTTGGCGTAAAGACTTTTACGAACCCTACAAAAGAAATAGAAGTGATGCTAGGTCTGCACTAACTGAAAAAGAACAAGATGAAGATAAATTGTTTTGGGAAACATTTGATTTATTTAAAGATTTTGTAACTGATAAAACTAATTGCACTGTACTTCATAATCCTGTTCTGGAAGCAGATGATCTTATTGCAGGTTGGATACAAGCACATCCTAATGATAATCATGTTATTATTTCAACAGACGGCGACTTTGCACAACTTATTGCACCTAATGTAAAACAGTATAATGGAGTAAGCAATACAATTATCACACATGAAGGATACTTTGACGATAAAAAACGTAAACCTGTTTTAGATAAAAAAACGGGAGAACCTAGGCCAGCACCTGATCCTGAGTTCATGTTGTTTGAAAAATGTATGCGTGGTGATACAAGTGATAATGTTTTTAGTGCTTATCCAGGTGTTCGCAAGAAAGGTACACGTAACAAAGTAGGACTTATAGAAGCATTTGAAGATAAGAACACAAAAGGTTACAATTGGAATAATTTGATGTTACAACGATGGGTTGACCATGATGGTGTAGAACATCGTGTATTAGATGATTATAATCGCAATGTTACACTTTGTGACTTATCTGCACAACCTACTGAAATTAGATCTATTATAGAGCAAGAAATTGAAAATGTAACAACAAAAGAAGTTGCACAAGTTGGTATGAAACTAATGAAATTCTGTGCAAAGTGGGACTTACAACGTGTAAGTGAGCAAGCACAATTATATGCTGAGCCACTTAATGCAAGATATAAACAATGAAGGAGTAACGTATGGGTGTAAAAGCTAAAGAAATCATTGATGGAAAGTTTTGGATTCTTGAAGATGATGGACAAAAAGTTGCAACACTATCTTTATCAGATGAAAAATATCTGTTAAGTGATGCAAAAGGAACAAGATTTTTTGATAAAGAATCAGAAGTCACAGCAGATATTGGTAAACCTATTGAATGGAATAAATTAGATATTACTGTAATTGATAGTAAAGAAGTACATGGTTATCCTACTAGTAATATACCTTACAATACATTATATGATGTGCAAAATAAACTGCCTCTTTTTACAAAAAGTTTCAAATCAAAAAGTTTGTATTGTGCAGGATATTATATAATTAGATTTGACAAAGGTTGGGTAAAAAGTTTTTGTCCTAAATTAATGACACTTGAAAAATATGAGTACAAGGGTCCGTTTAAACAAAAAATTGAGATGAGAGAGGCACTAAGTAAAGCAAATGCAAAAAGAACCGATTAACACTTCTAGTATAGAACAGTTTATAAAACAAGTCAAAGCCGCAGATAACAGTAGATCTAATGACGTAAAAATGGATATAGACAGTGCAAAAAATCTTGCATTTACATTAGGAATTGTAATGACAAGATTAAATGGTAACTTAGAAGAATTTGTTACTAAAGATAATGGACCTGCAGGTGAAGGTTATATAGAAGTACAGATGGACGGCGGAAAAGGCTGGTAAAAGAGATAAATATATACGTATATAACTAAGGATACGTATATGAGTAGACCAAAGCCAAGTATTTTATTAGAACATATTGATAAAAAAACATATCGTTCTGAACAGGTCCTAGATGCAGAAGCAATATGGGCAGTGTTCTATAAAGGCAAACCATTTAATTTAAAGAGTTCTAATTCACTTACCCAATATCCAGGACCAAAATATAAAAAAGTTTCATTTTCTAATCCGGGTCATGCACACAATTTAGCAGAAAAATTAAACGATATGTTCAATTGCGAAGATTTTAAAGTATTTAAATTGACCAAGGGTGAAGAAGTGAAAGAATGAGCGTAAAAGAAACATATACAAAAATTTTCTTAAAACAAGCAAACCTAGCTATTACAGACGCAACACTAAAAGAGTATATGCCTCTCTGGTGGCAAAATACTAGATCAAAAGACACAGGCGGTTTGCGTCTTACACCATCTGGCTTTGATTTCCTTATAGAAAAATTAGATTTGCGATTTTACGAAGTTCCTTATCCTAAAGATAAACCAATTACGACACAAACAATTATATTCCTTGACAAGTTTATTACTTGTCCATATTTTTTATCAAAATCAAGTATATTTGTAACGGACGAAAAGAAGTCATTAGAGTTGCATCTTTTTGCTGGAGATTTAAGAAAATATGGGCTTGTAAAAGCAATGAAAAGACAATCCTAAACTTTTTGGTAACATTCAGGTTGACTTTATATCTAGTGATGCTATACTGTATATATAGTTAGAAATTAGGCACTGACTTTGAAAAGGAGTACAAAATGGAAAATGTTGCAGTTCGCACACTAAGCCCAAATAGAGCAAAAACACGAATTACCCACGCAATGAAGAAGAAACGTCCTATCTTCATTTGGGGACCTCCAGGCATTGGTAAATCGGATATTGTTCACCAAATTGGTGAATACATGGAGGCACTTGTAATTGATATTCGTTTGTCATTATGGGAACCTACAGATATTAAAGGTATCCCTTATTATGCCGCAAACGATAACACTATGAAATGGGCACCGCCAGTTGATCTTCCAGATGCAAAACTGGCAAAAAAACATAAATGGATTATCTTATTTTTGGATGAGATGAATTCAGCGGCGCCGGCAGTACAGGCAGCGGCTTATCAACTTATCCTAAACAGACGTGTTGGAAATTACGTATTACCAGATAACGTATTAATTGTTGCCGCAGGTAACCGTGAAGCAGATAAAGGCGTTGTATACAGAATGCCTGCTCCACTTTCAAATCGATTTGTACACTTAGAGCTTGCAGTTGATTTTGATGACTGGTTTACTTGGGCAGTAGACAACAGAATACACAAAGACGTAGTAGGATTTTTGCAGTTTAGTAAGAAAGACTTATACGACTTTGATCCGAAATCTCCAAGTAGATCATTTGCTACTCCACGAACATGGAGTTTTGTGAGTGAACTTCTTGAAGATGAACTTGACGAAGAAACAACCACAGACCTTGTGTCAGGTTGTGTAGGCGAAGGCCTCGCTCTCAAGTTCGTTGCACACCGTAAGGTTGCATCACAAATGCCTAACCCTACTGATATTTTATCAGGAAAGGTAAAAGAGTTACAGACCAAAGAAATCAGTGCCATGTATTCCTTAACGGTCTCGCTCTGCTATGAACTTAAAGAAGCGTCCGACAAAGGCGATAAAGACTTTGACAATATGGTTGACAGGTTTTTACGTTTTATGATGGATAACTTTGAAACTGAATTGGTTGTAATGGGTGTCAAATTAGCCCTCACTCAGTATGCCCTACCAATTGATCCAGACGAAGTTGAATGCTTTGATGAGTTTCATGATCGTTTTGGTAAGTATGTTACCAAAGCACAACAGGCATAAAATATGGAGTTTTGGACATTTCTCTTTAAAAAAATGTCCAAATCCCTTGACATCTTCCACAATATCATGTACTATATAAGTACAAAATAAGGAGACGACTATGGCACTAGATACAAAAAGTTTTGTCCCAAAAGAACTTACTCCAGAAGAATTGGAAGTAATGTCTAAAGAGGTTCTTGATAAAATTGTTGTTGCAAGAGTAGGCTTGCTTTTAAGACACCCATTTTTTGGTAATATGGCAACAAGACTTAAGATACAGTCTTGTGATGATTGGTGTCCAACTGCGGCCACAGACGGACGACATTTATACTACAATACACAATTTTTTAATGCACTGTCTGAAAAACAAATTGAGTTTGTTATTGCACATGAGATACTTCATTGTGCCTTTGATCATTTGACAAGACGTGAAGATCGTCAACCTACACTACATAACATAGCTTGTGACTATCTAGTAAACAATATTCTTGTTAGAGAAAGTATTGGTGAAAAAGTTACACAAATTCCTATTATACAAGATTTTAAATATGAAGGTTGGAGTTCTGAACAGGTATACGATGACCTTTATGAAAATGCTGAAAAAATTAACTTAGCTGACTTAGGTGAACTGTTAGACGAACATATTGATTGGGAAGATGATGGGTCAGACAGTAAACAAGGTGCAAAGGGTAAAGGCGACGGTAAAGGTAAAGGTAAAGCACCAAAGTATACAAAAGAAGAACTACGTAAAATAAAAGAAGAAATAAAAGAAGGTATGATGCAGGCTGCACAAGCGGCAGGTGCAGGTAATGTTCCTGGCGAAATAGATCGAATGATAAAAGATCTTACTGAGCCTAAAATGAACTGGCGTGAAATAATTCAACAACAAATTCAGTCTACTATTAAAAACGATTATACATTTAGCCGTCCTTCACGTAAAGGCTGGCATGTTGGTGCAATACTTCCAGGAATGAACTTTGAAGAAACAATTGACATTGCAATTGGTTTTGATATGAGTGGATCTATAGGTGACGAACAAGGAAGAATCTTTCTAAGTGAAGTAAAAGGCATTATGGATCAATATAAAGATTTTAAAATTAAGTGCTGGTGCTTTGACACAAAGGTTTATAACGAGAAAGATTTTTCGCAAGACGGTGGCGAAGAGTTGACAGATTATAAACTTATGGGTGGTGGTGGCACTGAGTTCATGTGCAACTGGGAGTACATGAAGGAGAATGATATACAGCCCAAGAAGTTTATTATGTTTACAGATGGATATCCTTGGGGACAATGGGGTGAAGAAGATTATTGTGATACAGTATTTGTAATACATGGATATCATGATAAAAACTTCGAAGCACCATTTGGAGTAACTACACACTATGAAGAAGCAGTTAAAAATTAAACCAAATAGATTAGATTTTTTTGGTGTAAGGCAACCTAAAAAACCTCCACCGCACTTCGAATATATCCATATTCCTCAAAGATACAATATGGAAGACACAATACAAAAATGGATTATAACCAACCTAAAAGGCAGATTTTATGTAGGCAAAGGCTTACATATAGATCAAACTAACAAGATAAACGAGGCATTGAAGATAGGCTTTGAAGAACCAAAAGAACTATCTTATTTCACTTTGGCTTGTCCACATTTAAAATATTAGTAAATAATACGTCATAACTAATTATAGGAGAGACTTATATGAATGACAAAACAAAAGAACCGTCTGAAGTAAAGCCAGCAGAAGCACCTGCAACGGCTACTGCGCCAGCTGAACAACCAGTTGAATTGACAGTTTCAGATCTTAACAATTTAAAACAAATTATCGATGTTGCAAGTAGTAGGGGTGCATTTAAGCCGAACGAAATGACTATTGTAGGAACTACATATAGCAAACTTGAAACATTTTTAACGGCTGTGGCTGCACAACAAAAGCCGCCGGCAGGAGAAGAAAAAAATGCTTAAACACGTAGGAAGATTGAAAACCAATCAAAGAAGACTTATTGTAGCATATAGAACACTTCCAGGTGAGCCTGATTATTGTGTATGTGTGACTACTGAGAATCTAGAAGCTGGTGATCATGATGCATTGATGAAACTAGTAGAATCAAATGCTGGACAGGTAGCAAATGAACTAGCAGAAGCAATGGCTAGAACTAGACTACCAGATGGTAGTATCATGTTAGCTAGATTTCATAAAACTGGTAAAATGGGTAAATTTAAAACTACTGAAGTTGAAATGACGCCTAACAGTAACACTATAATCAGTTTAGATGAAATGAACAAAGCGATTGCTGAACAAAAAGGTGTAGCTATTGAAGATTTAGCAATACAAAATCCAGTATCAGCAGAAGCAACTGTTCAAAATGAACCTACAGCACCTGTAGAGACACCAAGTGTTGAACAGCCGCAAGCACCACAAGACGGTGTGTTATCCGATGAAGATCTTGCCGCAAATTATAGATCGCAAGCTGATCGTATGTTTAAAGAGGCAAAAAGATTAAGAGAACAGGCAGAAGAGTTAGCACCTACTAAGAAGAAAAAAGCTGCTACTCACAGTGCCTAGGAAAACAAAAAAGTTACCAGATGATGTAGTAAAACATTGGCCAGAAGTCTTCACAGACGTAGAGCTAAATGTGGTTCCTATAAAATACTTACACAGTGTGAGAGTACAGTTTGGTGATGGCAAAATCTGGGATATCGATGTAGGAAAAAGTAAATTAAAAGATAGCCCAGAAGCAGTCGAAAAATCCTTATCTGATCTATTTGTAGAATACGAAAATTCAATCAAGCATATAGATTTTAGGCTAGATACACAAAAAATAAAGCATGATATACAAAAAAGAACTGCCAGTTTCTTAAAAAAACGCAGGTAGGTTTTGATGATTAAATGTATAAATACATATAGTAATTCATCAGGAGTTAAAAAGAATGGCCCTAAGACTTAGACGCGGTACAAATGCAGAACGCTTAACTATAACGCCAGCAGAAGGCGAATTAATCTATACAACTGATACTAAGAAAATCTTCACAGGTGACGGTACTACAGTTGGTGGTAACATTGTTAGTGGTATTAATAATTTATTAGAAGATGCAACTCCGCAATTAGGTGGCAATCTTGATACAAATTCACAGGATATTACTGGTACAGGTAATATTAATTTAACTGGTGGTATTACAATAAGCGGTGCAATGAGTTCCGGTGCGATCACTGCAAATGGTTCAGTTACAGCTGAGAGTTTTATTGGTAATTTCAAAGGAACTATTGTAGCTGATGATTCAACTATTCTTGTTGATTCTGTAGCAGGAAAATTAAACGGTGATCTTACAGGTAACGTAACAGGTAATGTAACAGGTAACGTAACAGGTAACGTTGATGGTATACTTGGTGGTGGAACACCAGCGGCGGCTAGTGTAACTACACTTAATGCTTCATCGACTATTACAGGTGACGTGACGGGTAACTTAACTGGTAATGTAACAGGAAGTGTTGTAGGAGACATAACAGGTTCTGTCTTTGCAGACGACAGTAGTTCAATGGTAGATGCTAATAACAATGTTATAAGGGGTGCTACTGTACAAACAAACCTTATAGATGACAGAGATGCTTCGGGCATTATCACTGTAGATATGAGTGGTGGTGCAACTACACAGCCACGTTTAGTTGTAAGTGGTTCAGGCACTGCTGGATCAGCTTTATGGGTGGTTACAGAAGATACTACTAGAACACTTGCAGGCTCAGATAATATAGGACGTATACTTTTTAGAGCAATAGATCAAGCAGGCACAGATACTCCTGTAGTTGCTATTGCACGTAAAGATGAATTTATTATTGCTGTTGGCGCTAAAAATACTGCGGAAACATTCCATATAGCAACTGCAACTGGTAACTACGGTTTAGGTATTGAGCCAAGTGCAGAGGCAAAAGTTAATGTAGGCGGTGCTATGTTATTAGGCAATTTGACTACTGTTCAAAGAGATGCACTTACTCCTGCAAACGGAATGATCCTTTATAACACAGATGACAACAAATTCCAAGGTTACGAAAACGGCGGTTGGGCCAACTTAATCTAAAATCCGAAAATTTAAATTAAATACAGTATGAGTTTGACATTAGTTGCTTCTCCCCGTACGGCAAATCATATGCCTAGTCCGGCACTGGCTGCCCTCAAACCCTGCGTGGAACGTGCAGGATTCAAATGTCACACTATAGATCTAAATATAGAACTTTACACAGATCTAAAAAAAAATTTTCAAGAATTCAAAGAGATAGATTCTTATTTTCAAACAGATTTGAGATACATGTCTCAAGATGAAATAAATTTACAACCATTATTAGAACAAA